CCTGCCTTTGCGGCATATTCTCATGTTGCAAGAATGGTAGTCCCTTTGTTGGTGTTCGCATCAATATTGGGTTAGAATGTCTATCTCCCCCCGTCTCTGTTTCCAGCTCACGCGGTAAATAGAACTTCTTGGTTTAATACCAAAATAGATGAATTTGATCTAAAGTGACCATGATTCGTAGCAAATTCGGGCAAAGCGTAACCTCTGTTAGCGTCGCGACTAACATGTTATTATTAGTCATAATGCGAATTTCCGAAAAAACACTGTGGTTATCTGGATTCTATCCTAATATTAAATCTAGAAGTGACAGATCCTTGCCATGATGGTTAAATGGCTCTACCTTCCATTGGGAAGTAGAAGAACTGTATTCAGAGGCTTATAAATTAATTAAAAACTATGTTAAGAAATAATAAAAGATCAAAATCAACAAAACCAAAAGGTTTCGCGAAATTCATCTTCGATTTTTCTTGAAATAATTTTATTATTAAAAGTATAAACCACGGATTTAAGTTTAAGGTATATGATGAAAAAGAATGGATTAGATTCAGAGAATTTGATCCTTTCCTTCGTCTTATACTTTGGTTCTTAGGATTACGTCATCAGAAATATACAGATTCTTTTAATGAAATGCTTAATAATATTAAGCGATTAGTTGAAAAATCTGGTTCTAACTTCACCTTTTTATATCTTAAAGATGTAAGAGGGCTTGTTGTTAGATATCTTTCTGGTAACGACACAAACTATTCCGGAAAATTATATATCAGAACTGATAGATCAGGTATTCCAAAATTAATTCCTACCTTGTTACGAGATATTCTCCGAAAGAGATTACTCATAGAAGATAGAAAGATTATTATTGGAATAATAACGGTAATTTCTGTTTTCAGAAGTTTTAAAACTCATCCTAAAATTGACCTACGATCTATCGTAGAACCATTTAATGGTTTAAATCAATCTTTAGATTTATCTAAGCTTAAAAAAGCTTTAGAAGTTTTAAAATTTCCTGATTACAAAACTAGTTTTAAACTTTTTCCAGTGATAGGGCTTCTTTCTAGAAGTCCTAATAATCGCATAAGTATTTTAGGTTGTGAATTAGATGCACTTGCATATCTCCATGATCCTAAGGCTCTTTTAAGCCTTATCCGGATTATGTGGTATGAAAAGATGCCTTTAATTTTTATATATTATTGTTTATTATTAATAATATATTCACCCTTATATTTACTTTTATGTTTTTATTGACTCGAAAAACTTTATCTAGGATCGTTATCATGTATTTATGATCAAGCAGGAAAAGCTCGAGTGATAGGTGTTACTAACTGATGAACTCAAATTGCCTTACATCCTCTGCATTCCTTTATTTTCTCTTGATTGAGGACTATTCCTATGGATGGAATGTCCAATCAAAGGGAAGCTTTTGATTTATTTTTATCAAAAGTTCCTAAAGGTCAGAAGTTGTATGGATTCGATTTATCAGCAGCTACCGATAGATTACCACGTATGATTCAAAAAGATATTCTATCTTTAATAGGATATGATTCTTGATCATGGAATAATTTAATGTCCGTTTCTTTCTTCTATAAGAATCGCGATATTAAATATTCAGTTGGTCAACCTATGGGTGCCTATTCTTCTTGGGCTATGCTTGCATTAACACATCATGTGATTGTTCAGGTTGCATACATCAATTGTAGTGGAACAGCTGGAATCTTTGATAAGTATTGTATTCTTGGAGATGACATCGTCATTGGTAATGACGAAGTCGCTTCAGAGTATTTACGTATTATGGAGTTGTTAGGAGTTAATATTTCTCTTTACAAATCTATAATATCTACTGACTTTACTGAGTTTGCTAAACTCTTAAAAGGACCGGAAGGTATAGATATTACTCCAATTTCTTCGGGATTAATCCTGAAGGTATTGAGATGTACCTATTACTATCCAGTTCTTTTCTGAGATCTATTTTGTAAGAAGCTTCATTCGTTTTCAACGTTTGATACTCTCTTCCGAGATAGAAGTAAATCTTATTTAAAGAAGTATCGAAGTTTCTTCCTGTGAACTATTGTTACACAGCAATATCTTTCTCTTAAAGGTATTTCTAATGTGTTTCATGATGAAAAGCAATTGAAATTCCTAAAAAAGATGGATAAAATATTCAATTCATATTCCTTCTTACTGCCTGATATTATTCAGTTAGTTGAAAAGGATATTATGGATGAATATAAGATATCTATCGATCGTCTTACTGATTTTAAATTCTTTAATATAGTCGTTAAGAACCCACATTTTGCTATCTTAGCACATTTTCAAATGTACTTTAAGATTGGCCAAATATGGTTTCTTGTTGATTGATTAAAGTCTTTATATAAAGTCTGACTTAGAGATTCTGAATTTATCAGATATAACTTTCCAGACATCGCTATTCGAGTTAAAAGACCTTTTGTATATAAAACTGTCTTAGGAGTCTACACTAAACATGTAGATCTTCTTAGATCTTACGGTTTTCCTAACATTAATTTAAATGATAGAAAAGCTGTTCGTTTATGTACTGAGGTTCAATTTAAACTTTGGAATAAGCATAAAGATAAGTTTAATTATCAGTTATTTATGGCCTTTTACGGTCTTGACGTTCCTATAATTTAATTTACTGGGACTGATCCAACTTTACCAAAACTTTTTCTTTGTTTTAGTCAAAAATCGGAGCAGAACATCAAATAGTAGCTTTATCGCTACGGGGTGATGTTTCTTTA